CATGGCGTTGCGGATAGCCGGCGCCGGAATGCCTAGCCAGCCTTCCTGGGAGACATGCTTGGCCGCCTCGTAGACCGCATCGAAATCCTTGGGCACGCGCACCTTCTTGCCCTTGGCCTGCTGTCCCTGGCGCTGGGTCTCCTCCATCTGCTTGCGCTGTTTCTCGCTGAAGGCGTGCTGGACGTATGGGCTGGTACCGACGATGGCGATATTGGCCGATCGCATCTTGGGCCGGGTGATGCGAATGATTTCCTTGGCCGGTTCCGCCGCCGCCGCCAAGATTTCCTTGGTGGTGAGGCGGGGGATGCGCGTCCGTTTGGTTGGTGAATCAAGCGGCATTGGCTGGTCCTCCGGTTGGATGTGTGAACGAAAATGCTTGCAACCCCTTGAGAATCATGGTGCGACTGAATGTCGCACATGTCGCACACCTGGGAGGGGTACGCCCATGCCTGCACACCGAGATCCGTCGTGGCACGTCCGAAGCATGCCGCTCGCCGAACGCCAGGCGGCGATCGACGCGGCCAGTCGGCAGGACCGCAGCAATGGCGAATGGCTGGCCGCTGCAATCCGGACGCAGTTGCAGCTAGAGGCTGGCGAGCTGGCGCCGACCGGGCGTGATGAGGTGGTGCGACCGAATGTCGCACAGGTGCGACCGCAAGAGGCGGCGCAGGCGCTGGGCGATCTGGATGCGGTATGGCGGTTCTGTGCGGCGGTGGCGCAGGGTGGTGGCAAGCCCATGCCGCGGGATATACAGCGGGCCATGTGGGCACAGGTTCGCGAGCGGCTGGGGATAGCGCCGCCGCCCCGCCGGGGGGCTGTGCGACAGATTGTCGCACCTGTCGCACCGTCAGTCGTAGTCGCCATGCCAGGCTCGCCAGCCGGCCACGAGGCCGACCAGCAGCACGGCGAGGGCGAGCAGTAGGAACACCACCGCGCTCATGGCACCTCCTTTGCGGGCGGCGCGGGCAGCGGCATCCAGTGGGTGGGCTGGCTATACGCGTTGGACTTCATCCATTGCTTGTGATGGGTGCTCCACCAATCCGTGCTGATGGGCTGGATGGCCGCGTCCAGTTTGGTGTTTACGCGGTAGACGAGGATGCTGGTTCCATCCTTGGGCGCCTCGCTGATCGGCCGCCACGCAGCAGCATCCGCAGCGGCGAGGGCGGCGCGGATGCAGTCATTCACGGAACCTCCGCCCCTCATTGCGGCTACAACGAACGGCCGCATCGCCTCGATGGCCGCCTCGCGCAGATCGGCGGTCACCACACTGACCTTTCCTTTGTCAGGCCACAGCGGTCGCATCGCCTCGTCTGAAATATATTGCTGTAATGCTTCATTTCCCACCGGCCCCACCTATGGAAGAAGGGCCAGCACGTCGTCGTGGGCTGCATCTTTCTGGCTTCGGCAGCGGCACTTTCTGCCAACCGCTTCAGTTCCCTGGTGGCCTCGCGCAGGTCACTCGCCATCGGTGCGGACCTTCTCGAACGGGGCGAGAGCAGCGCGCAGGGCGTCGGCTTCCAGGCGATTGAGAGCGGCCTTGTCGGTATCGGGCGGCGTCTTGGCTGCGTGGTGCTGCGCGTAGATATCGAATATCCGCGCGGCGTCCTTCGCCGCCGCCACCAACGCCGCGATCTCGGCCGGGCCGGGATGCTGCACGACGTTCTGCATCGCCGGTTGCACTCCCGGCGGAAGGGCCATGTATGGAACCGCCACGGGGAGCCCGCGCGCCCGTTCCTGTTCCTGCAACTGCTCTTCGACTGTTGTGTAATTGCCCACACGCTGCGGCAAGGGCGGAAGCGGCAGCCGAGTTTCCAGCGCCGCCAGCCGCCGCTCGATATCGACAAGCCTTTGGTGGACCCGATCCCCGCCGATCCACGGCTCCTGGGGGTAATACCAATGTCCGCTCATGGCTGCGGCTCCAACGCGGCGCGAGCGAACCGCCGATAGGCCGCCAATTCCACGCGATCAATGCCCCAAGTGATGAACGAGCCAACCAACACGCCGAACGTGAACGCCGCGCCGATCAGTAGTGGGAACACCTGCTCGATCATGCCGTGGCCTTCTCGGGGTCCGGACCTGGCCAGTCATCGCTGGTCGCGTCCCACTTCGCGTAGGCGTCGGCCAGGATGTCTCGCACCTGATCCTGTACCCACTCGGGGCCGTTCTCGGCGGCGTCGGCCACGCTGGGCCTGCTGCCGATTGCCTCGACCTCGGCGCGGCTTGTGGTGGTGGTGCAGGCTGTCCGGAGCTTGGCGAGGTAGTCGCGCCACTTCTCGTCCGTCTTGGCGGGTGGGGACTTTGCTATCGGCTCGCGCTCCTCATAGGTCGGCGCCAGCTTCTGCATGCGGGCCATACCGGTGGCGGCGGCCGGGGTGCGGCGCATGGCCTCGCCGTCGTCATCCTCGTTCGCCAACACGACGTTAAACGCCATGCTCAAGAGATAGCGGCGTAGGTAGGTTATGGCCGAGCCTACGGCTTGCACTGGGGTCGTGGCGCTGCGGCCGCCCTGGCTGCCCGTGGCGCTGGTTGGGGCGTCCAGGTAAAGCTCCTCGAAATACCCGGCCGAGTGCGCGACCGTGCAGGTTATCCGGATCAGGCCCTCGGCTGGCGCCGGAGCCGAGCCATACCGGACGCTGAAACCGTGGTGCGTGTAGATCGGACGGATGGCGTTATCGATCGTCTCCAGCTTGGCGTATTTGTTGCGTAGATGGGGGTTCTCCTCATCGCGCACCACCGGCTGCATTTCGCGCTGTGCCTCGCTCATCGCCACGTTGAATGCCCGTTTGGCGCGGTCGTGCTCGATGTCCCGCTGCAATTTGAGCAGTTCGCCGAACTTCGCCACGTCGAACGTCTCGTCCCGGCTGGCGCGCTCGATGAAGGACATCAAGGCGCCGTTGTCGGCGTCAGTCGTCACCACGGCGCTCATTTGGATTTGCTCCTGATCACTAGGGACATTTCGTTAGGGATGATGATGCTCGCTCCCGGCACATCGGCTCCGGCCTCGATCGCGGATCGGATCGCCTTGCGGTCAGGCACCGGCGGCGGCTGGATCAAGTACGCCTCGGGGATGGTCTTGCTATCGTCGATCGAGAGCACGGCCGACTTGCGCGCCAGATGAGCGGAAACGCTGCCGCTGTGTAGATTGAAGCAGCCTACGTCCTGCATCGTCCTTGCAAGCTCGTGCCGGGCGGTTTTCTCCGCCGCATCGGCGACCTCGCGAAGATGCGCTGCCGCCAGCACCAGATCCACCGCATGGGCCAGCGCCTCCACCAGGTCGGTCTTGCTAATCGCCTGCTGATAGGCGGCGGCGTATTCCTTGCCCGCGGCGTAGACTGGGCCATAGCCAGCCGTGAGGGTCAGGCGGATGGCATCGCGCGCGTCGCTGGCGCCGCTCATGTGATCACCTTGCGGTCGATGTAGCGCCGCGCCTGGGCGACCTTGTCGGCGGCGGCGAGCAGGTCGTAGGCGGCTTCGCGGGCGTCTTCGCGCAGGCGTTCGTCTGTGGCGGCGTTGAGGACGAGGCTGCCGTTGAAAGCCCGTTCTATGGCCATGACGCGGGCTTCCAGCGCGCGGAGCCGGAAGGCTGCTTGGGCGCGGGTCATGCCGCGTCCGCCTCGTGCGGCACGAGATGGCCATATTTCGCTAGGACACGAAGGGCCCACCTCGCATCCGGCACGTTCTCATGGGCGACGGCGGCGGCGCAGCGCAGTGCGAAGGCAGCGATTTCGGGCCACTCGGCGGGCGGGGCTGTGAGGGTAGTGGTGTCGCCGTCCTCGTGGTGGATGGTGTGCTGCATGGCTTACGCGGCCGCGTAGGGCTTGTACCAGCGGCGCAGGTTGGCTGCGCGGGCGTCCACCTCGTCGGCGTCGATCTGGCCGGCGATGACGTTGAGGTCGGCGTGGCGTTCCTCAAGGACGTCGGTGAGGTCGGCTACCAGGGCCTCGACGCGGGCGTCCTCGCTGGCTTTGTAGGCGACGGCGAGGGCGGCGAGAGCGGTGCGGATGGCGGCCTGGGCGGTCTGGATGGCGTAAGCGTCATTCATGTTATGTATTCCGGTTGTCATTAGTGTGTCGATTTGTAACGGTTAGTCGCCGCTGTTGTTTTGGTGCCTGATCAGCACGTCCGCCAGCAGATCCCGCAGCTTTTCCAATTTCTTGCGGGTGCGTGATCCGAGCCGGTGCTGGAGGAGCCGACGCACGGCCTTGTAGGCGTAGTGCAGGGCGTCGATCGCCTCCGCTCGGGTGACGGAGGACGGGGGCATTTTGATACCTATGACGGGTTTGTGAGAATGCAGTTTCAACAAGCAACTCTTTGGCCCCGTTGGGGGCGGAGAGAGATTCTGAAGTTGCGAGGAAGCTGGAAGCGCGCCGATTGGGGGCGGAATTGGACCTTCCGCTTGCCGCTTGTGGCGAACTGATTACAGTTCGGCAGGGGGCACTAGCGATAATCTTTGGAGGCGGAACAATGCCTCGTGCCGGGCCGATATTGACGACCATTGGGAAGAGCCTCGCGTCAGTTGACGGAGGCCAACATATGACAATTAGTCTAGCCCGTCAAGGACTAAATGTCTTAGATGACCAGATTGATGATTTCCACGATCCGACGCCGGACTGCGTTACCCTACCATGCCCTTGCGGCGACCCTTGCCGATGGATGGAACAAGCTCTGGATGCGCTGCGGCAAGACGGATGGCCAGATCCGCCTCTACGCCTTCTAAGCTTCCATCCATCAGATAGTCGCGACTGATGCGAAGTTTGGCGAGCAGGCGTGGCACCTCGAACTGGTCGGGAAAGCGCAGCCCGCGTTCGTAGAGGCTCCAGGCAGTCTGGTGAACGCCAACCAGCTCGGCGATCTGCTGCTGGGTCATGCCTCTGGCCTCGCGCACCCAGCGTAAGCGCTGGCCCAGGCGAAGCATCATGGTCTTGTCGGCTACTGTCCGGCGCGGGCGACCCATTGCCGCAGTATGACTTTGTGTCGGGATTCCCGCCAACGACGCCTTCATGGTTGACCGTATGACTTATCGTCGTGCATTGTGCCGTCCATGCAATCGCATCGAGACATCATTGAGGCGTTCGGCGGGTATGGAGCGCTGGCCGAGGCCATCGGAGTGAACCCCAAGACGGCAATCCACTGGGGCGTGCGGGGCATTCCGGCGAAATACTGGCCGGATGTGGAGACCACGCGACTGGGAAAGCGGCTGGGGATTACTGCACAACTACTGCGTCGGCTGCACCGCTCTGGCTGCCAGAAGGTCGCTGCGTGATGCGAGGAAACCGTCGTCATGGCTGACAGATCAACGTTTGCATCCAGGCGCTCCGGTTTCGCCAATCTGGCTAAAGTTGGCAATAGGCCAACAGTTGCGCGCTGTGCAAGAGACAAACTGTCTTGTGGCGAATTTCTTTATCGTGATTGTCACGGCGAAATAGCGCGATTCGGAACGCGATAGGTGAGCGCCACCCGCGCCACGGATCGGACCAAGGGCTGGCCGGCGGTCGACGATGCGAAGCTGCGCGAGCTGTGGGATGCGGGGATGGGAAGCCGCGAAATCGGCAAGCAGTTGCGATGTAGCAGGGACGCGGTGCTCGGCCGGGCGCGGCGGCTGGGGCTGGCGCGGCGGCAGCCACTGCGGCGGGAAGCATGAGCGGGCAATCGTGGCCTCCGGAGGAGACGGCCCGGCTGGCGGGGCTGTGGGAGGCTGGCATCTCGTCGGGGCGGATTGCGAAGTTATTGGGGCGGACGCGCAGCTCGGTGATTTGCCGGGCGCACCGGATGGAGCTGACGCCGCGGGCTCGAACGCTGCCGCGCGCTCCCAAGCCCTATGTGCCACCTGGCGGCAGCCCGGTGCAGCTTCCGATGCTGCCGGACCCTGGGCCGCCGGGGGCGAAGCGGGTGCCGCTGCGGCTGTGGCTGGTGCCGACCACGCCGCCGCGCGAATGCCAATGGCCAACGGGCGAGAAGCCGCATGTGCGCTTCTGCGAGGCGCCGGCAGTCTCGGCGCGGCCATATTGTGTCCGCCATTGTCGCGTCGCGTTCATCGGCTTTGGGCATCCTCGGCCCACCGGGCACGCATGGGTGTCGCCATGAACGCGATCACCCCGCCGCCATTCGCCCTGACGCCACCGCTGCCGCCGTTCAAGGCCCGGCCGCAGCATGTGGAGCACCAGCTCCAGCGCAGCGTCCGGGATCTGCTGTGGCGGTTGCTGCCCCGCTCGGTGTTCTTCACGGCGGTCGATCACGCGCACAAGAAGGACGGGCGCACCGGCGGCATGCTCAAGGCCCGCGGCGGCATCAAGGGGCTGCCCGATCTTTGGCTGGTGCATGACGGCCGCATTTTTCTGATCGAATTAAAGCGGCCCGGCGGCTACCTGTCGCCCACGCAGAAGGACTGCCACGCCTGGCTGCGGCGGGCCGGGGCCGAGGTCGTGGTTTGCCGTTCGCCAGAAGAGGTCGAGGCGGCGCTGCGGGGCTGGCGAATCCCTTTAATGGGGAGAATTGCGGCATGACCCAGCCCCCGCTCTCGCAGCAATGCCGCCGCATCATCGCGTTGCAGCAAGATCTGTGCGCGGCGATCGACGAGAGCGAATGCCAGTGGGGCGAGGCGGTGGGGTGCGTCGGGTTTGCGCTCGGCATGCTGCTGGACCGGCACGAGGACGACGCGGTGCGGGTCGCGATGGCGCAGCGGGTGGCCGAGCATCTCATGTCCGGCGCCTGGACGCGGGGATCATTCGGAGAACCGGAGAGGATGCAATGACCGTTGTTGCGGCTGCGCGTGCGTACGTTCAAAATGCAGAACAGCCCGGCTGGAACCGGGCTGTAACTGGGATTGAAACCGATCGGCTCTGGCGGCCAACCGTTAGAACAAAGGGAACGTCGCTGTTCCTGTTCTCTCACAAAGCCTCTTGGGTCGTCAACAGGAGGCTTGTGCCATGAGCATTCCGGCATTTGCATGGGCGATGGAGCGCGGCCGCGCGCTGAAGTTGTTGCCGTCCGAGCGGCTGGTGCTGATTTACCTGGCGGACATGGCGAACGGGGCGCGGGTGTGCTGGCCGGGCCAGGAGACGATCGTCCAGTTCACGGGATTGGCATTGCGGACGGTGCGATCGGCGGTTGACCGGCTGGTCGGGCGTGGACTGATCCGGGTTGAGGACAGCCCAGGACGAGTGATGCGATATCATATACTTAGGGACGACACCCCGGCAAATGATGACGGGGTAGGCAAGCCCAACGGCCAAGTTGTCCACAACCCCGGCAAATCGTCACAGGGTAAACGCTCGCAACCCCGGCAAAATGTGCCTACCCACCCCGGCAACTCGTGCATTGAACCCAGAGACATTTCGACCGAAACCCCGGCAAAATGTCTCACCGACCCTTACTTACCCAAGAAAGAGACCCTAGAAAGAGGCGCGTGCGCGCCCGAGGCGAAGGCTCAGAATTTAGATTCGGGGGGGAAGGAAAGGCAGCAAGCAAGCCAGCAAGCGGCTCCTGAAGCGGCCGACCCTGACGCCCGAGTGTCCGAGGAAGCATTCGCCGCCGTGCGCCGCGCCATTGCCGGCGAGCCCGAGGCCGAGCCGGTGCCCGATGCCCAACGCATGGAGGCTCGGAACATCGTCGGCGGACTCACTCGCCACCTGGGCCAGCGCGAATATGCCCCCGGCCGCCGTCCCGTCCGATCCGTTCACGAGCAGATTGCCGCAGCCGAAGACGCGCCGCTCGACGCGCCGTTGCCGCCAATCCATCCCGCCGTCGCCGATCACGTCTGGGCTGCCCGCCGCGCTCTCGCCGAACACGCCGCCAGGCTGGGGAGGGTGGCGGCATGACCCCGGTTTGCGACGACCCCCCGCAGCAACGGTGCCGGACGTGCGGCGCGATGTTGGACCGAGATGCGTTCTTCCGAAAGAACCCAGACAAACGATCCCGGACACATATATCTGTCCGGGCGTTCAAAGCCACCTGCATCGGCTGCGAACTAACGGCACGCACACAACGCAAGCAAACAAACCCATGGCTAGAAAAGGCGCGCTCAACCATCCAGAGACATGCCAAAAAATACCATCGCACACCGGACGCATTTGCTCGGCAATACGGCTGGGATGCCCCACGAGTGGCACATATACTTGAACACGCATTCGACAATACATGCGTCTATTGTCGCGAGCCTTACAAGAGCATGGACAATGCGCAGTGGCAGGTCACCATGGACATCATCGATCCACGCAAGGCGCCATACCTCGCAACCAACGTCCAGCCCTGCTGCCAGACCTGCAACCGGGAGAAATCCAACACCGATCCGGAACTATGGGCGCGGAAACTCCAAGCTTGGGCCGGATGGGAGGAACACCGCAAACAGGCCCGGCCGCCCCCCGTGCAACTCGATCTCGGGTTCGGCGACCCGTGAACGCCGTCGCAACCTGCCGAGCGCACCAAAACCTTGACGCTAAGCCTTTGGCGGCATTAGAAGCGCCAACATCGCGCGCCAGCCACGCCGACTGCGGACGCTATTGGGCCACCGCACAAACCCATCCCCAAGCCGAACGCTGGGCCGCCCAATGCCTCACCCGCCGCGGCTATCACGTCTACCTGCCGCTGCTCATCGTCCAGCGCCGTGATCGAACCATCCCAACCCTGCTGCATCGCATCGAGCGACCGCTCTTCAGCAGCTACCTCTTCATCCAACTCGGCAACACCGATCCCTGGACGCCGGCGCGCTACACCGATGGCATCCGCCAGCTCCTCATGAGCGGTTCAAAGCCCCATAAATTGCCCGAAACCGTGATGCTTGCCCTCCAGGCCGGTGACGCCTTCCGCCGCCTCCCACTACCGGACGCACCGCTCCTGCGCCCTGGCGCCCCCGTCACGTGCCTGTACGGGCCATTCCAGGGACGAGACGCCGTCGTCATCGCCGCCGCCACCAATACCGCACGCATCGCACTCCCAATGCTCGGCGCCATGCGAGAGCTGGTGGTGCCAATCGCATGTCTCACAGCACGAGAATGATCGCCACCAATGGCTACACGCCTCAGCCCCAAGCACGACGAACTGACACGCTCAAAAATCCAGACAAGTCAGCTCGTCAATCGCTTGAACGCATTCGCTTTGGACGAGGATGATTCAATCCGGATGTCCTCTGACCAGGTCCGTGCCGCTCTCGGCCTCCTGAAGAAAACCATCCCGGATTTAGCGGTCACATCGCACACCGGCCCAGATGGCGGCGCCGTCACAATCGAGGTTATTACCGGCGTTCCAAGACGCGAAGAGAGTAGCTTCGATCCGTGATTTGTTGCTAAGATTGCATATGGGAATAATAGCGCGACCGCTCCTTGAGCGACTTCAAGAGAAATACCGTGTCAACGACATAACTGGATGTTGGGAATGGACAGCATCCATTAAACGCAACGGCTATGGTCAGATCGGCATTCCCGGACCCAAACCGACGATGCTGGATGCTCACCGCGCCTCGTGGATCGTTCACAACGGACCCATTCCGCATAAAATGCTGGTTCTGCATACTTGCGACGTAAAAACGTGCGTCAACCCGGCCCATCTCTGGCTCGGGACGCAGAGAAACAACATGCAGGATTGTTTACGCAAAGGCCGATTTGATCGCGTCAAGAAGCTACGTGGCGAGAGCCATTATGCCGCGCGTCTTACCTGGGATCAGGTTGAGGCAATTCGTGCCGACACACGCAGGCAAATAGACATCGCTGCTGATTACGGCATTCGGCAAGGTTATGTGTCGGGCATCAAATTGTACAAGAAATGGCGGTCAAAAGAATAACTTTGAACTACCGGCCGAGGGAGCAATTCCTTGAGTTCCACCAACGCAAAGAACGGTGGGCGTGCATTGTTGCGCATCGTCGGGCCGGGAAGACAGTCGCTTGCGTGATGGATCTGATAGACCACGCTCTACGCTGCAAAAAGGAAGCTGGGCGATATTCATATCTGGGGCCGACATATGCACAGGCGAAGGATTTGGTGTGGTCATACTTAAAGCGATTCACGGGTGACATTCCGGGTATTGAGCAGCGGGAATCCGACCTTATGGTCACGTTTCCCAACGGCGCCAGGGTTCGTCTTTATGGTTGCGACAATTTCGATCGACTTCGCGGCACTTACAACGATGGTCTGATTTTAGACGAGTTTGGAGACATGGACCCCCGCGCATGGCCGGAAGTGCTGCGGCCCTCGCTGGCGGACAGAAAGGGATGGGCGGTCTTCATTGGCACGCCAAAAGGCCGCAACCATTTCCATGAGATATTTAAGTTGTCCGAAGCTGGCCCTGACTGGTTCTCCCTCGTCCTTCGCGCAGATAAAACCGGCATCCTCGATGCTCATGAGCTTGCTGAAATGCGCGCTATGATGACTGAGGATACCTATAACCAGGAAATGCTTTGCAGCTTCGAGGCCGCCATCCGCGGCGCCATCTACCGCGATGAACTCGCCGAAATGGCCGCATCCGATCGCATCTGCGGCGTGCCGTTCGATCCCGCCGTGCCCGTCTGGACTGCCTGGGACCTGGGCATCGGCGATGCCACCGCAATAATATGCGCCCAGCTTGTCGGTCGCGAAATCCACATCATCGACTACTACGAGGCCACCGGCGAGCCGCTGACGCATTACGTCGCATGGCTGGAGTCTAAACCCTACCGATACGGCATCGACCTGCTGCCGCACGACGCTGGCGCGCGGGAACTCGGCACCGGCAAAACCCGCGAGGAGCTGCTGCGCCAGAACGGCCGCAAGGTCCGCGTGCTGCCCCGGCAGGACATCGATGACGGCATCAACGCCGTGAAGCTGCTGCTGCCGCGATGCTGGATGGACCGCGCCAAGACCGAGCGGCTGCGCGAGTGCCTGGCGCACTATCACCGCGACTTCAACGACCGCATGGGCGTGTTCAAGGATGCCCCGGTGCATGACTGGGCATCACATGCCTCTGACGCGGCGCGGACGCTGGCGATGGGGCTGCGCGAGGCAACGCCGAAGGTCGTGGACATCATCAGCGGGCAGTTGCCGACCCGGAAATACCTCGAGCTGCGCGGGCTCGAATCATCGTGGATGGGGATATAGGTCATGGCGGCTGATCCTGACGACCTGCGGGATATGCTGATGATGCTCACAGCGGATTGGCTGAACGGCGACCGGACGCATGCGGGCAAGATTGCCGATATGTATGCTCACATCCTTGCCGGTCTGGGTCCGCCGGTGAATGTGGATGTTCCGTATGTGACGCAGGCGGGCGATGTGTTGTCTTGCACCAAGGGCAACTGGGATGGCGAGCCGGACGCGTACGATTATGCCTGGCACAGCGATGGTGTTGCGAATGGGGCGAGCGGCGCGGATTACACGATCCTCGAGGCGGATGCCGGGCATACGCTGGCGTGCGTGGTGACGGCATCTAATGCGCTGGGATCTACGGCCGCCCCGATGTCCAACGGCGTGGCCATTCCACCCGCGCCGTGAGCGCCGGGCGTATGCCTGCGCGGGCTGATGTTCCGCAGCCGCTGCCAGCGCCGCCGCCGCCGAGCTGCGAAAATTGTCTGTTTGCGTATACCGACCAGGTGCGGTTTGTGTGTCGGCGCCATCCGCCCTCGCCGCGCAGCACGTCGAGCGAGCTGGGCGTTGTGGACACTTACCGCTGGTGGTGGTGCGGCGAGTGGCGGCAGCGGACGGGTGCGCTGCCGATGGGGGACATGCCATGAAAGCCGCGAAACCGATCCCGAAGCGGAACCTTCCCGCTCCTGCGCCGTTACCCACACGCGCGCCAGCGAAGGCCGCGCAATCCCCAAAAAGGAGAACGAAAATGGCCATGTTCCCGACGCATGAGGAGAAGACGACGCACGAGGCACACAAGGTGCAAGATGAGGCGCACAAGGCGGCAGAGGCGCGTGCTGCCGAGGAGAAGCGCGTGGCGGCAACTCCGCTCACCCCGGCAGGCATCAATCTGCTTATCGCCATGCTGGCCACCGACTGGGTGGTGGGCGACAAGCATCACTATGCCATCATCCGCAAGCAGACGCTGAAGCTGCTCACCGATCTGGGCGCTGATGGTGCCGAGACCAAGGCGCGGCTTGAGGGGCTGAGCAGCGCCGCGCCGCCCGTGCTGGCGCCGACTGCGAAAGCCGCATAGCAACCGAAGGGGGGCGGGCAGGTGATTACGCTTTTGGTGTGGTTGCTGGTGCTTTGTTTGGTGCTTGGGCTGATCATCTGGGTGATTCAGATGCTGCCGCTGCCCGCGCCCTTTGGCACGATTGCGATTGCGATTGTGGCGTTGATATTCATTCTGATTTTGGTGGGGGCATTGCTGGGCGAGGTGCCGCTGCGGCCGATCCGGTTGCAATAACGCGCATGAGCGAGCACGAACCAGAAGGCGGCGATCCTAATGCATCGCTGCCACCCGATGCGTCGCCGCACGTCAAGGCGTTCTATGACACGGTGAACAAGCTGGTCGATGAGATATCCGCATCCGATCCCGTTGCGGGCAAGGCGCTGACCGAGATATGGGACTGGATGCAAACCCACGTTCCGGAACGCTTCCTGCGGCCTAAGCCAATATGACGTAACAACCCTGGGGAGGGGGGACATGCCATTCGATTTACTGCCGGAACGCGAGGCCGAGGATATCGTCCGCCTGCGGGTGGCGCGCGATGGGGTGGGGGCACACTGGTGCACCGGCAAGATCGGAATCGAGGACGATCCGCGGCATTGCGCCGTAGGCTGGCTGCTGGTGGCGACGGACTGGGATCCGGGCGAGGCCACGCGGCTGGCGCTGGAATACGTCTACCCGGCCCTGCCGCCCACCGTGCAAGCCAAATACAACGGCCGCCTTGAGGCGATCTGGAAGTTCAACGACGGCGCCGACAAGAAACGCGTGCTGCGGCTGTTCAACGACGCGATCGCCCTGGCCGAAAAGGCCCATGCGCCTCGATGAGCAGTCGTCCGCCCCGTGGGACTACGAACGGCAACTGATTGACCGCATAGCCATCCGCGAGGCGGTGCGGGATGTACTGACGCAGCGGCAACGACGCATTCTGAGCGGTTACTACCACCGCGGCGAAACGCTGGACGATCTGGCACAACGCGAGAAAGTAAGCCGATCACGCGCGTTGCAACTGGTGCAGAATGCCGAACGCAAGCTGAAGACGCGCTTCGCCGGGCCGAAGATCACCCAGGCGGCGCCGCTCCAGACGACGGCACAGACGTTCCCGCCAGGCTTCGACAAGGCCGCCTTCCTCGCCCACATGCGCGGGCTCAAGGACTGGGAGTTCAACCGCAAGGCGCGCGAGTTCGAGCAAGAGCGCCGCCGCCTGGCCGAAATGCTGGAGGAGGAGCGCCGCAGCCGGGACTACGCCGAGAAGCTGACGGCCAAGGCCAAGGCGGCGCACCCCGTAGGCAAGATCACGCTTCCGGTGCAATATAAGGTCGTTGCGGCCCCGCCGGGCATCGCGCCCACCGCCTACCACTACCACGACGGCGGCACGGCCTTCCAAGGCACCTACTACACCCACCCGCCGCCGCTGACGCACGCGGAGATGGTCACCAAGGCGGACTGGGCGCTGCGGCTGTTCCTGCTGTCCCGCCGCCCGACCACCGCGGGCGTTCCATGGCTCGGCAAATGGGCAACACGGGTGCAATACCCGCGCGACGGCGGCCAGATCGGCGAGGCCGTGGCGCAACTGGCTCGGGATATCCCGCCGAACGCGCTGCTCTCGGCGTTTCCGCTTGAGATCCCCGAGGGCGTCAAGGGCGCGATTGCCACCAATAGCTGGGCCAGCCTGCGGGTATTGGCCAGCAAGGACGACCTGCTGCTGTTCGTCGATGCCACCTGGGACGAAGGGCCGTGACATGCGATGGAGCAGCCGCCGCCAGAACATAGACCGCGCAACTGGCTGACGCTCGGCGTGCTCGGCGCCGCCGGCGGCGTTGCCGTCTACGTCTTCACCATCGGCAACGAAATTGGCACGATGAGGCAACAGACCGCGAGCCAGGAAATTCGCATCACGGCGCTGGAAACGCACGGGTCAGGCCCAGTGCAGACCGCCAACGCCAAGGTCGATGCCGTCATCGCACGGGCCGACCGGATACTCACCGAGTTGCTGAACATGCAGCAGCGCATTGCCGACATCCAGGCCACCCAGCAAGCCCAAGCGGTGGCAATCGCCCGCCTGCAGCAGGACATGACCACGCGCCGGCAACTGCCGGACCCACCAACCAACGGGGAACGATAATGCGCCATTACCTCGGCATTGGCATGATCGCGTCGGCCGCATTCAGCGCCGCCATCGCCCTCTCGCCGCATCCGGCCCATGCAACGCTGCAACTCGCGGCGGACTTCGGCGGCACCACGTTCCTCTGCGTCGATAACGCCGCCTGCGATACCAACCTGTCCACTGGCACCATCCAGATCGCCGACCAAACGATTGGCGGGGTGACGGTGAACGGGTCCATCCAGGGGTCGGTGGGGACGCCCGCCAACCCGAGCACGCAAGATATCCTCAACACTAGCAGCCTGTCGGCGATCAATACGCTCGGCGTGGCTGTGGGGTATACCGTCACCGTCTCGGATACCAATTTCGCGGCGCCGGTCGGGCAATTCAGCCTGTCAGGGTCGGGCGTCTTCGAGAACGCGGTCGGCTCCACCGCCCTGATGCGCTGGTGGGCCGATACCGCCAACAGCCAGGGCGCGGACGCAGTGGGCGACACGCCGGGCACGCTGCTCGATAGCTTCTCGTCCACGGCCACGCTGATCGCCGACAGCTACAGCCACAGCAGCAGCGGCCCGTTCGTCGCCACATCCCCGTTCTCAATGACCGAGCAGATTACCGGCACCATCGCCGCTAACGGCACGCTGCTCAATCGCGGCCAGACCGAAATCCTGTCCCCGGTGCCGGAACCGGCATCCATGGCGCTGCTGGGCGCCGGGCTGGTCGGCATGGCCATGGTCCGCAGGAGGTCGCGGCGCTAACCATGCCCAAGCCAAAAGCCGCAGACGAGAAGATCCTGCGCGAGGCGAAGGCCCGCTTCGAGCGCTGTCAGAGCTGGGAGTCAGCTTGGAGGGATAGAGCAAAGTTCGATATAAAATTCGCAAATGGAGACGCTTTAAATAATGGTCAGTGGGACAGCAATGTCCGCCAGGAGCGCGGCGCGAGGCCGTGTCTGACGTACAACCAGGTGCGGACCCATAATCTCCATATTATTAACGATGCGCGACAGAACAAGGCGCAGATCAAGGTAACGCCTACGGGCGGACGGGCCTCCTACGAGTCCGCCCAGATCTTCAGCGGCATCATCCGCCGCATTGAATACCAGTCCAAAGCGGTCGATGCCTACAGCACGGCGATATATCATCAGGTGGAATCCGGCATCGGGTATGTGCGCGTCGAAACCGACTATGTGGATCAAAATTCGTTCGATCTGGACCTGTTCGTGCGCCGCATCGCCGACCCGTTCACCATCTACTGCGATCCCGACGCGAAAGAATACGACAAGGCGGACATGAACTTCTGCTTCGTGTTCGAGGATGTGCCAAGGGATCGCTACGAGGAGGAATACGGCAAGGAAGACAGCCCCGCGCCCACCACCTTCGACAATACCGACAACTGGAACGACAAGGACCACGTCCGCATCGCCGAATACTGGCGCCGCAACATCAGCGACGACACCATCCACCTGATGCAGGACGGGACGACGGTGCGGGATAGCGAAATCCCGGCCGAGGTGCGGGAGCAGATCACACCGTTTATCGTCAAGAGCCGCAAAGTCGCCGAGCCGGAAATCGAGTGGTTCAAGCTGGCGGGAAACAAGATCATCGACCGTGAGGAATGGCCGGGGAAATACATCCCGATCGTGCCGTTTCTCGGCGAGGAGCTGGTGATCGACAACGAAATGGACCGCAAGGGCCACACGCGGTCACAGATCGACGCCCAGCGCATTTACAACTACTGGGCCAGCGCGGCGGTGGAACAGGTAGCACTCCAGACCAAGACGCCGTACGTCGCCACCGCCGCGGCCATCCAGGGCCACGAAGAACAGTGGATCACGGCCAACATCAAGAACTGGAGTGTGCTGCTCTACAACGGCGTGGACGAGACCGGCGCCCCGATCGCCCCGCCGGCCCGTGAACCGCCTCCGCAGATGGCGCAGGCATACGTGACCGGCATGCAGATCGCCCGCGAGGATCTCCGCGCCGTCACCGGCCAATACCAGGCCGAACAGGGCATGCCGAGCAACGAACGGTCAGGCATCGCCATTCAGCAGAGGCAACGTCAATCCGAAACCGCAACCTACCACTACGTCGATAACCAAGCCAAGGGCATCAGGCAGGTTGGCCGCATTCTGCTCGATCTGATCCCCAAGATTTACGACGTGCAGCGGGTGGTGATGACCTTGGGTGAGGATGGCAGCGAGGCGAAAGTGCTGGTGGCACCCGATGCGCCAGAAGCTCACCAGGCGATCGGACAGGGGCCTGACGGGCAGCCGCAGACGCTGACGCAGGGCGATGCCCAGCAGCAGATGCAAGACCCGGACAAGCCGGACCCGACGATCATATTCAACCCGAACGTGGGTCTTTACGACGTCGAGGCCGATGTCGGCCCGAGCTACGGCACCCAGCGCCAGGAGGCGGCAAACGCCTTCAGCCAGATCATGGCGCAGAACCCGGCGGCGTTTCAGATCGTCGGTGACTTCTGGGCGAAGAACAGCGATTTCCCCGGCGCTGACGAACTCGCTGACCGGCTCAAGCGCGGGCTGCCGCCGATGTACAAGGCCGACGCGCCCGATCCGCAGGTCGTGGCGATCACCCAGCAGGCACAACAGACGCAACAGCACGCGCAACAGCTTCTCGGGCAGGCCGATCAGGAGATACAGACGCTCAAGCAGCAGGTTGCGGTGTTGCAGGCACAGGCCAAGGACAAGAGCGCCGAGATTGCGGTCAAGGACTACAGCGCCGAAACGGACAGGCTCAAAGCCGTGGGCAGCATCGACCCGCTATCGCTGCAAATCATCGTCCGTCAGATGGTGCAGGACATGCTCCAGACTGAACTGGAGCCGGCGCTGCACGCTCACGCCGAGATGGAGGGGCAACTGGCGCAACGCATGGCCCCGCCACAGCCGATGAACGGTGAGGGCGCACCTAACGGGCAGGCACCAGCCCCAGCACAGCCCCCAGGACCGATGCAATGAGCCACAGCAATGCCCTGCAAATGCCGGTCGCAGCCGCCTATGCGGACAACCCGCTCGCGGGCGGCGTCCAGCCGGTCGCCCTGCAAGGCCAGCCCGGTTCCTGGCAATGGCACATCGAGCCGCTGGGCAATGAATACCGTATCTTCGGCAGTCCGCCGGAAAGCGACAAGTTTCAACTGATGGGCCGCGAAGGATCGCAGGAACAGGCGCTCAAACGGCTTGAGATGCTCAAAACCCTGCTTGGTGGCCCATGAGCGACAACGTCGCCGAACTCCTCGCCGAGATCACCCGCCTGCGCGCCCGCGTGGCCGAGTTGGAGGCCGAACTGGCCACCATGCGCGGCAGCCTGGCGCCCCACCCGGCCGACGATGAGCCGGGCAACTACACGCACGACGTAGCACCTAGCGCCCCGCGCTAACCTAGAGGCAACCCATGAGCGACCAGCCCAACCCATCGCCCCCCGGCGAAGGCGAACCCGCGCCCGCAACGGAGCCGACACCAGCCCCCGATTCCGGACAACCGGCACCTTCCCCGGAAACGCCCGAGCAAACGCCGGAACAGGCGGCAGAGGCCAAATCCCGCGGCGACCGACGCTTTGCGGAACTCACGGCAAAGCTGTCCGCCAGGGAACGCGAGTTCGCCCGCGTCAACGAGGAAAACGAACGCCTGCGCCGCATCGCCCAACAGGTGCCGCAGCAGCAACAGGACAATCCCGAGGCACGCTATCAGCAGGAACGCGCGCAGATCGAGGCCGCAGCCGAGGCACGGGCAGAGGCCAAGCTGTTGCAGCGGCGCTTCCACGAGGAAGGCAACGCGCAATATCCCGACTGGCCGCAGAAGACCCGCGAACTGATCGACATGGGCGCCGATCCCGGCATTGCCTCGCTGCTCGTCAACATGCCAGGCGGCGTCCGCGTTACCGCCGCCCTCGCCGACGATCCCGCCGCCGTCCAGCGCATCGCCAGCATCCAGACGCTGGAGGGACGCGCCGTCGCACTGGGCAAATACGCCGCCCAGATCGAGGACGGAGCGGGCAGAGCCGTGCATACCCCACGCCCGGTGACCAGCGCTCCGCCGCCTATCCGCACCGTCACCGGGCGGGCTAACCCGCAGTTCAACGAATACGCCGCCGACGGCCAGACGCTGGTGGACAAATACATGAAGGACGACCTGGCACGCCGCCAGCGCCACTGAACACGCCCACCCCGCCGCGGCCGGGTAATGCCGCTGTGCCTACCGCCCAAGGTCGTCGCGCCCGACCCTAACCCGCGCTGCGCCGTGCCTATTCCTGGGAGGCTCGCCTTGCAGCGTGATAGGCCCGCATCTTCGCGGCTTGCCGCTCTTTCGCTTCAGGGTCTTTCCAGCGTGACGCTCGGCGGGCCTCCAACTTCTTTCGCCGCTCGGGATCTGCCCAGAGTTCTTTCATCCGCTGGGCATGCTCGGCGCTCTGTTCTGGGGATTTGGTGCTAGGCATCCCTTTATAGAAGCCGTTGCCCTGCTCCAGCCCTTTCAGCATTGCCGCGCGCTGTTCCGGATCTTTCCAGCGATTTTTCGTGTGCTGGCGCATGTTCTCGCGCTGTTCGTCGGTCTTGCCGCGATGGCGGTTCTGTTCCGACAGCATCAACCGCAACTCGGGCGGCAGCACGAAACGCTCATTCAATAGATCGGCTTTCACCTCGTTGTAGGAGCCGATTTTAGCGATCCACTCCAGTTCGGACCGTTTGGCTACGGCTGGGGCGGCATCTACCAAGACCGCGAGAATGATCGGCGCGAATGCGGTCTTGCCGTATCGGTTCCAGGCAGCTTGCAGGCCCGGATTCCGGTGCTGGCCTAGCTCCAGTTGGTGCCGATGCTCTGGCCAACGGCTCTCGATGCGGGTGGTGCAGCCGACATAGGCATTTCCCGAACGGCGGTGAATGACCGCATAGACGTAATACGTTTTCATACTGTTCGTATAGCCGAAACCGTCGCGGTCGGTCAATCCGCTGTGTCTCCGCTTATCCTGTCGCGTCCAGGCAATGGCGCTGTGGATATGCCGACCGATGTGATTGCGGCTTTGAGTTTCGTCACACCGGGTTTCTGACGATCCCAAGAACTTACGGGTGCGGGATCTTTGGTTTCCCTAGGCGATATTTCGCCTATAGTGTGAGTAACTCAAAATGCCAGCCACCAATACTTTGTTGACTATAAATATGATTACGGCAAAGGCGCTAGCTATTCTCCATCAGAAGTGTAACTTCATCGGCGCCATCAACAGACAATATGATGATTCCTTCGCTAACTCCGGCGCCAAGATCGGCACTACTCTCCGCATCCGGCTCCCGGTGCAGTACACCACCAGCACCACCCCGGCGCTGTCGCTCCAGAACACGGTGGAAACATCCGTCAGCCTGCCGATCACGAACCAGTACCATGTGGACTTCTCGTTCTCGTCCGCCGAACTGACGCTCACCATCGATGAGTTCTCGGTCCGCTATATCGAGCCGGCCATCGCCCAGCTCGCAGCCTCCATCGAGGCCGCAACCATCAACATGATGTGGCCGACCGTCTGGAACCAGGTCGGCACGGCAGCCGCCGCGATGCCGTTCAAGACCGTATTGCAGGCCCGCAAGCTGCTGCTCGATAACCTGACGCCGCAGAGCAAACAGTGGTTGTTGCGTATTAACACCCAAGACAACGTCGATCTCGTTGACGTCACGAAAGGATTGTTCCAAGCCTCGACGCAGATCGCCAAGCAATACACCGATGGCGTGATGGGGCTGTCTGCTGGGTTTGAATGGGCGGAGAACACCCATCTCACCACCCAGACGCGCGGCGCGGAATCCGGCTATCTGGTGTCGCCAGCATCGCAAACCGGCAGCACATTGGCGGTGATCACCGGCACGGGCGCGGGAAATGCCGGCGACGTCTTTACCATCACGGGCGTCTATCGCGTTCACCCGGAAACCAAGATCAACACCGGCGTGCTCCAGCAGTTCGTGCTGACGGCGGCATACACTGGCGGCGCGGGCAACATGGCGATCGCACCGGCAATCGTCACGTCCGGCCCGACCCAGAATGTAAGTAATAGCCCAGCTTTGAACGCGCCGATCACGTTCGCCAACACGGCGTCCGTCGCCACCGGCCTGTCGCTCGCCTTCCACCCGGATGCGTTCACCTTCGCCACCGCCGACCTCGTGATGCCCGGAGGCGTGGACATGGCCTCGCGGGTCGTCAAGGACGGCATCTCGATGCGCGCCGTACGGCAATACAGTATCAGCGACGACACCTTCCCCATCCGCATCGATGTGCTCTGGGGAGCCGTTGCACTTCGGCCACAGTTGGCAGTTCGGCTTGTGGCCAATTAGGAGCGCATCATGGCAATCAAACCAAACGACGAGGGGGCCTCGAAAGAGGCTCCCGACCCCAAGGACATCCCCACCATCGCGCCCCGGATCTTCTCGGATCGCGGCCCACAGGATAACGTCGCCGGCGGCGGCTACTCGGCCGGAAACCAACTGTTCGATCCGTCAATCGCCGCCATGGGTGGGGGACGCTCATACGCGAGCGCGCTCACCGCTCGGGCCGGGGGCGGCAGGCCAAACGCCACCAAGGTAACGGCAGCCGTCAATCGTATCACCGTCTGCGCCACGGCGGCTGATAGCGTCTCGATCCCGCCCGCGGTCGGGGGCCAGGTGATCTACGTGGTGAACAACGGCGCATCGGCCTGCCAGGTCTTCGCGGACCCCAGCACCAGCGACACGATCAACGGCATTGCCGCCGCCACCGGGGTCAGCCTGGCAGCCGCGAAATCCGCCACCTTCGCCTCCCCAGGACCGGGCATCTGGTACTGGAACCTCTCAGCCTAACCGCCTCCTGCCGGGACCGGGCACATCCCTCCTCCCCCGCCCGAAGCCATGCGTGTAGCCCCCGAGCGCAGTCCCGAGCCAGACGATCGGGGGCAACTTCATAGGTGCATGAATGATCGAAACGCCCGGCGATCCTGCGATTGATATCAATCGGCTCCTCTGGGTGCTCTGCCGTGGGCTGTATGCCCTCAACGCAGGCGAGGCGCTGGACCCGGCTGAGCGATTATTCCTGCGTGTTTGCGAGAAACGCTTGGCAACCCTCTTGCAGGGAACAGTCGATGATTGACACCGTCGGGGATATGATCAATTTCGTTCTGCGGGCGAGCGGGATCAACGGCGTCGGCCAGACACCCATGGCCGAGGACAGCAACACCGGCCTGGACATGACGCGAATGCTCATGAGCCAGTGGCAGCAAAAACGCTGGCTGGTGTGGAACGAAACCGAGCTGACGCTGACGGCGACGGGCGCGGACTACTACACCATCGGACCCGGCGCCGACTTCGACATCCCCGTGCGGCCAACCAAGATCCACGCCGCATGGTGCCGCCTGCTGCCGAACACCAGCGCCGCCAATGTCGATATCCCGCTCGCCATCATCCAGGCCAAAGAGGACTGGTCAACCATCACCATCAAGAACCTCAAGAGCCTGCCCAGCGCCGTGTTCCTCGATACCGCATGGCCACAGGGACGGGTGCATTTCTGGCCGGTGCCGCCGGTCGCGCAGCAGATGCAGCTCACGCTCGTCCTCAAGGCATCGCTGCCGAATTACACCACGCTGGTGGACCCGCTCGGGCTGCCGCCGGAATATCAGGAGGCGCTGATGTGGTCGCTGTGCGTTCGCATGCAGATGGCCTACGGGCTGCCGTCGCGCCCTGACCATGCCGCCGCCATGCGCCAAGCCGTGAACGTCGTCATGATGGCCAATACCCAGGTTGCCACGCTCGGCATGCCCGGCATCGGCAGCCGCAGCGGTGACGTGTCGAGCTGGGCCGGGCGCGGGCTGGATCGGGCGTGGACCGTGGGCGGTTCCTGCGTGCTGACATGAGCGACACCGATCAAGCCTACCCCTGGATACCCGGCGACCACCTAAACGCCGCAGCCCTCAATGCCGCCATCGCCGCCGCCACGACCGGCGCGCTGGGACCACCCGGCCCCGATGGGCTGTCGTTCCTGTCCGGCGCCGGGCCGCCCACCGTGGATGCCCCAGTCGGCACCACCTACCTTGACGTGAACAACGGCGACATCTGGGTGTTTGCCTGATGCCCTACCCCTGGCACGATGGCGATACGCTGACGGCGGACGACCTCAACAGCGCCATTGCCAACGCCGCAAACGGCCCGGAAGGCCCCCCAGGCGTCCCCGGCGTCATGATCCAGACCGGCTATGGACCCCCGACAGAAGACGCGCCGGACGGGACGACATACTTCGATCTGAGCAATGGCGACGTGTGGACATTTGGCCCGGCGCCGGTTGCTCCACCCGCATGGCTTCCGGCAGGCGCTATTGCCTACGCCGATTTCGTGGCCGGGCACTACTACGCAGGCGGCGCCGAGGTGACGCTTGCCGAAATCATCGCGGACCCGAGCAAGGTGACGGCCGCCGGTCTTACCTTCACTGAGGCAAGCAGCGGCATCGCTATGCTGGGCGCCTTCTCCGCCGCATTCCTGACCATCAACTGGACCGTCGATTTTAGCTGGCAGACTGACGGCAGTAGCCCCGGAGGTCCCACGTTGTTCTCTGTGCATAACGCAAGCGGAACCGACCTGGTTCTTGCAAAGGTAGACCCAGGCGGAAGCCTCAATGTCGTCCAGGATTGGCTCGATGATTGGAACGAGGTGGGGCGCGAAGTGGACCCAGTTACTGACACTTTCGGATATGCGAACCGGGTGGTCACGGCGCGGATCACCAGAACGAACGCCAAGCTGTCGGCGAAAGTCGAAGCCCTGCCTACGGTAAGCGATACCAGCTTCGCCTTCGGATTCACGCCAACCATCGCAGAGTTCGGTGACGCGCCGGGGCCGTTTTACAATCCGGGGCGGATCAGCATCAAGACTGTCGGCGTGTTTCCCCCCGTCGATCTGGTCCTATGAGGTCACGCCATGGCATGGACTAAAACCGGCAACATCACCGGCCCGACAGGCCCCGCAGGACCGCCCGGCGCGGCTACCGGCGTGCAATCGGTGGCGACTACGGGCGCCGGGATATCGGGAGGTCCAATCACCAACACCGGCACGCTTTCGGTGCGCTGGAATGCGGGAGCGGTCAACAGCATCGGCACCGGGATCAGCATCGCAGGCGGCGTCATCACCAGCACTGCCACCGGCGGCGGGGCGCCTACAGGGGCCGCAGGCGGGGATTTGAGCGGCACCTACCCCAACCCCACCCTGGCGGCGTCAGGGGCGTCTGCGGGCGTCTACGGCGACACCAGCCACGTCCCGGTCGTCACGGTCGATACCAAGGGCCGCATCACCAATGTCGGCCTGGCCACGCTCTCGGCGCCGTCGTCATTTGCCACCATCACCGGGACCGCGTCATACGCCCAGCTACCGACCGAAGTGCAGCAGGTTCCCGTGCCGTTCGTATTCAGCGGCAAGCCCGCCACCGGGGCGATGATCAACGTGCCCATGGTCATGGCCCTGACGATCCCGGCCTCGCTCAGTGGCGCTACGGTCTACGACGCCACACAGGCGACATCATCAGCAGTGTTCACGCTCAACCGCATATCCGGGGGAACGACAGTCACAGCACTGGGCACTATCACCGTCACCAGCGCAAGCCATACCAGCGCGACACTGGCAGGCGCGGGCGGATCACTGGCGATCGGCGACGTGTTGCAGCTACTGGCACCCACCCAGGATGCAACGCTCAGCGATATCGGCATCACCATCCTGGCCGCGAGGGTTTAAATAAGGTGGCGTGGTCATTCGGGGATGGGTTCGACCTGTACGCTTCGCTAGCCGATTGCCAGACCACCTTTTGGGATACATGCACCAGCCCTGCCAGTTGGACCCTCGTCGCCGGCCGGTTTGCTGGCAGCCAGGCCATAAACATGGCGAGCATCTCGGCAGCTATCCGCAAGAGTTCCGGGGTCAACGATGCAGTCCACCACTTTGTCTTCGCGTTTCGCCAGATCGCAGCAATAAGCGGATCGACCCTGGGCGCCAACATCCAGATGGTCGATGTCGCCACCGTGCAATGCTCCATCGTGTTCCGGTCAGATGGCGCGATCCTGCTGACCTCCGGCGCACCGACCGGCACAGTGCTGGCAACCTACACAGGCGCGGTTCCGGTAGCCAATACATGGTATGCGTTTGAAATAGAGGTCGTGGTCAACAACACGACCGGCAGCTTCACCGTTCGCAAGAACGGCAACACCAGCAATGACTTCTTCCTCGGATCGTTGAACACGCGCGGGGGCACTGCGAACAACTACGTCAACTTCATCGGGATCGGGCAGCAGGTGTCAATCACCGCGCAGATCGACGACTTTTTCTGGCGTTCCGACGCCTCCAGCGTGGCGTGGCTCGGCGATATAAGGTGCTTTACGAGGATGCCCGCGAGCGATTCCAGCGTGCAGTTCTCGCGGACGCCGACAAGCAATACGCAGACTCCGGTGACAGCATCCACCACGGGGGCCGTCACCGCAGGCACCGCCCGATATACAGCCTTCACCGCCGCCTATGACGGCACCATCGGCACCGCGACGGTTTCACTCGGCACCGGCTATACCGGCAACCTGAAGGCCACCATATTCGCCTCGTCCGGCAGCGCGCCAACCACAGTGCTCGGCTCGGCAACCGTCGTCACGAACCCGGCCACCGGCTCCAACACGATTACCTTCGGCTCGCCGGTCGCCGTGACCAGGGGAACGGCGTATTATATCGGCTTCGACAGCGATACCTCCTCAGGCACCTGGTCCGTCGCCAGCGGCACCACGGGTTTCAGCAGTGCAACCGCCTATGCGAGCTTCCCGGCCGCATCGCCATCCACTAGCGCCGCCGCCGCGATCGTTTGCACGCTGACGGTCACGACAACCACGAATTACCAGATGGTCAATGAAGCCCAGCAGGACAGTGCCACCAGCTACGTCTTCGACGGCACGCTTAACGACGCCGACTTTTATGCCATCGGCAGCATTGCAGCACCGCCGCTATCCACGATCGCGACCACCACACGCGCCTATATGCAAAAGTCAGATGCCGGCACCCGCACAGCCGCAGTGCAACTCAAGAGCGGAGGCACGACCGTCGCTTCGTCCTCTCCGACGTTAAGCAACGTCGGCTGGGTGTGGGCATGGCGCATGGATCTGGTCAACCCCAACACCGGAGCGGCATGGACGGCGGCGGCAGTGAATGCAGCGACGATCGGTCCTGTCGCGCTCTCTACAACATCGGCAACGACTGCGCGTGCCACTCAGGTGGCGCTGGAGCACTGGGCCACCGTTGCGGCGGCGCTGCCATCCACCCAGAACATTTCCGCCATGGTGCTGGCATGAGGCTCGCGTTACTCGGGGGGGCGTATCAGGCGCATTCGGTGATTGCTTCGTGCCAAAGGAGCATGAATTTATATTCCGAACCCGTTCCGGAAAACCTGGGCGAGCCCGCAAAAGCCACCGACTACCCCACGCCAGGCTTGCGGCTGCTGGGCACGGTCGGCACCGGCCCGATCCGGGGCATACGCCAGGGCACGAATGGCAACGTCTACGTGGTCAGCGGCAGCGAGGTCTACAGCGTCAACACCACCAGTTGGGTCGGCACGTCGCTGGGCAGCATCACCGCGGGCCTCACGACGCCCGTGTCGCTGTGCGACAACACCCTCGACATGGTCGTGGTCGATGGGACCGCGAACGGCTGGGTCATCAACCTGGCAGCCAACACCATGGCGCCGATCGCGGACCCCGGCGGGCTGTTCGAGGGCGCGGACAAGGTCGATTACCTCGATGAAGTTCTGATCTTCAACAAGCCCAACACGCCCCGTTTTTACTGGTCATTGCCCGTGTCGGTGACATTCGACCCGGACGCAAAAGATTGGATCAACAAGGATTCATACACCGACCTGATCATGACCTTGATTGTCGCAAAACGCGAGATCTGGGTGATCGGGCAAATGACCACGCAAATCTACTATGACAAAGGGGCAGCCGACATTACCGACTTGCGGTTTGATCAAGTCCAGTCGGTATTCATCGATCACGGCACATGCGCGAAGTATTCAGTGGCGGGCTATGATAACGGGGTGTTCTGGCTCACGCGGGATCGGCAGGGCCAGGGCTTCGTGGTCATGGGCGCCGGTTATCAAACCAAGCGGGTGTCCACCTATGCCATCGAGGCCGAGCTGGCGGGATATGCGCGGCTCGATGACGCCATCGGCTACTGCTACCAGCTCGCCGGCCACACCTTCTATGTCATTACGTTTCCGCATGCGGACCATACCTGGGTCTACGACACCACGACCGGGCTGTGGCACGAATGGCTGTGGATCGACAGCAATGGCGAGGAGCACAGGCACCGCAGCAACTGCTATTGGCCGGTAGATGGCAGCATTCCCGTAGTCGGCGACTGGCAGAACGGCAATCTGTATGCCTTGGACAACCGGGTGTTCACCGATGCGGGCCAACCCATCAAGCGGGTGCGGTCGTTCCCGCACATACTCAATGACGGCAAACGTGTCTTCTACCGGCAATTCCTGGCCGACATAGATGCCGGAACGTCCACCGCCGTAGCGCCCGCCACGTTTGCGTTCTTGAGCGCGTCGTTCACTGCTGCTGACGGCACCACGCTCGACACCTACACCTCGGAGGTCGGCGGCGGCTGGACGGCGGTTGGCGCCGATACCAACGCCGTGATCGTGGATGCCAGAGTGATCGGAACCGGCGGCGATGCACTCTATGCGGCGGCTGTGGAGCCCCCGAGGTCCGACTATTCGGTACGGTTCAACGTCGTGCCATCAGCCTATGATTCGGTGGTCACCGGAACGAATATGTATGTCATCGGACGGGCGTCTGCGGCGAGCGGCTACCGCGTCAAGGTATCGGCGGATGGCACGCAATACACCATGGCGCTCGCCGTGGCGGGCGGGGCTACCTCGGTCAGCGTGCCTATGGGAACCATCACGTCCGGCATATACACGGCGTGGCTGGTCATGCGAGGCACCACGATCGCCGCACAGGTCCAACGCTCGCAGGACGGGCTGTGGCTGCGCGGGGACAGCACCTGGCAGGCCAGCAGCGGCACCACGGCGGCCCAGTTCACCGATGCGACCTACGCCGCGCCAGGTCTGGTGGCGATCGGGGGCACATGGCCGGTGCCGGTTCCGGTAACGCCCGCCGCGCTGGCCGCCACGCATATGACCCCGTTGACTCCCGACCCGAATTTTCCGTCAGGATACAATGACGCCGGTTTCTACCAGGCGTTCGATTTTACCCGGAACTGGTGGTATTCGCCGATTGCCGACAGTACCAACGGGGGCATCGCGATCACCGATCTGTCCACGATGCACGTATTGCTGACGGCGACACTGGATCAGATGTTTTCCGGCACCGCCTTCGGCCCGACGCCTGGTGTGCCCTATTCGCAGGAAATCCGTGACATCGCCGCTGGCCTCGGCGGCGATCTCTATCTCGTCCACGGGCCGGATACTTCCAACGAACACCTGATCCGGGTTGATCCGGCAACCATGAAGGTCACAGGCGATCTTTACGGCGTGCCCGGAATCTATGGCGTGGTCAACCGGACGACCTCTCACACGATCGTCGCCTTTTCCGGCCTTACCACAGGCGGGAAGCCGCTGATTTACGACGGCACCGGCATGAGCTTCGTTGGCTACGGTCCGACGCCGGGCCTGGGTGACTTCAACAGCAGGTTCGTGATCGCCGGAGCCAGGCCGATCGGTGGCAGTTGCGATTTCCTGTTCCTCTGCTCAGACCAGCTCACCAACAGCGGCAACCTGGAAATCTGGCGCATCACTGTATCGGACAGCCTCACGATCACCTCGACGCTGACCGGAACGCCCAACGTGGCGTCGATCATCCCCATCACGACCGGATTGTTCATCGCGCAGGCGGATTACGACACCGCGCATGACTGCATCATATTGCAGCTCACCAACAGCACCAGCCCGTCATCACCGCCGATCTGGGTTCTGTCGGTCGAGATCAACGGCACCATCAACTGGTCGTCGGGGTCGTTCGGCACCAATGCAAGCCACTACAGCAAGGGCCAATCGCTGCTTTCCGGCACCACGCTGATGATTGGCGGCGGCGCGGGCCTCGTGCAGCTTGACACCGCGACCGGCGATGTCACCTTCACCGGCAGCGTGTCCGGTGCGGGCGGCTCGTTCTTCCGCGTCTATGACGCCTCGCGATTGTCGTATTGGACCTATAATCTTGGGGCTTTCGGGTTCACCCGGATTGACTACATCGCCCCCACGATTCCGCCGACGCTGGGCATGGACGATGTGGTGGCAACCACCGAGGCGGCGTTGAGCAGCAACCTAATCAGCCTGCGGTACAGCGACGATCGGGGACATTCTTACGGTAACCCAATATCGCAGAGCATGGGTGAGGTGGGAGAATATCGCACATCGCTCCAGTGGCAGCGGCTGGGCATGTGTCGGGACCGAGTATGGGAGCTTTCATGGTCCGTCCCGTGTAGCGCCGCGCTGCAAGGCTGTTGGGTCGATGTCACGCCCGCGCAAAGCTAGGAACGCATCATGAGCATCGACCCGGTCGTCCTGCCGATCCTGCAATATTCCGACGCGGATGGCGTGCCGTATGCGGGCGGTTCCATAGCCACATTCGTTCCGGCTACGTCCACCCCCAAGCAAACCTGGTTGGACCCGGCACAAACCGCGCTGAACACCAACCCGGTCATCCTGGATAGTGCGGGCCGGGCGACCATGTACGGCGACGGCGAGTATAGGCTGGTACTGAGAGACGCTGTCGGAAACCTGGTGTGGGACGTGCAGGCCACGACGATCGTGTCGGCAGCCATGGCCCCGGTCGTCACCGCAGCCACCATCCCTGACGCGCTGGCGCTGCTGGGCGTGTCCGATCTGATCGCGGCCGAAGCGACCGCACGATCGAACGCCGACAGCACCGAACAAAGCGCGCGCATCGCCGCCATGAACGTGGAACAAACGGCACGCGAGGATGGCGATACCGATTTATACAACGGGATCGTTGCCGAACAGGACCGGGCGCTGGCGGCTGAGGCGGCACTGGCGGGCGGGGCGCTCAGCGGCGGGGCAGGCTATGCCCATGTCGCCGGGGCTAACCTCATCCAGTGGGGCAGTGCTACCGCTACCGGCGGCACCGGGGTCGCCACGGTCAACTACCCGGTCGCCTTCGCGGCTGTGCAATCGGTCCAGGCCACGCTTGTCGCCAACACGCTCAACCTGACGATCCGAATATCCGCAGTCAACACCACGGGATTCACGGTATTCATCGAGGACACCAGCAACACCGGCGGCAAGGATTCGCTGTTCTTCTGGTCGGCCTTCGGCGCGTAGTTCCATGTCCACCAGCACCGCATCGCCCATCCGCGCGGCATTTCCGTCCGGACCGATCGCCGACGAGAACGGCAACGTCACCGCCGTCTGGCGCGGGTATTTCCAGAGCCTGTATGTGCGGACAGGATCGGCGCCGGGGGCATCCACGCCGAACCTGGGGGTGGCGCTCGCCGCCGAGAGTGTTGCCCGCAGCAGCACCGACACGGGGCTGTCCAACGCCATCGCGGCCGAACGCACTGCCAGGGAAAATGCGGACCTGTCCGAAGCGAGCACCAGGGCGGCGGCTGATAACACCAAGATGCCGTATGCCGGCGGGACGTTCACCGGGGCGATCTACGGCCCCAGCGCGCGGTTTGATCTGTTCCAGAGCGGCACCATGGGCGGGCCGACATGGACGAGCGGCTACGGCGCCCCGGCCAGCACGCAGCCGCTGGGGTCGCTGTATAGCCGCAGGGATGGAACGGTGGGCGCTACGCTGTACGTGAGCCGGGGGGGCAGTTGGTTGGCCGTGGTGGGCGTATGATGCTCTCTAACCGCGCGCTCTATTACATCATCGTGGCGCTGTCCCTCGCCGTGGTGTGGACCGCTGGGTTGCGGATGCTGTGAGAAACTTCCAGCTCATCCACGCCGGGTTGGATGTCGCGCCGATCCTGGCGGAACTGGAGGCGGTCCCCGAGTGGGGCCAATATGCCGAGCGCAAGGAACGCGACGGCACCGCCCACGGCGCCATGACCGACCTGTGGATACGCTACTTTCCGCATGAGACGCTGAAGGAGCCGGCCGACTTCAATCGCCCCGGCCAGTGCGTGTTCTATCCGGTGTGGCACAGGCTGCCATCGATCCATCCCATCGTATGGAGCCTGATGGCCTCGCAGCATTCAGTGGAACTCGGCGGCATTCTCTGCACACGGCTGCCACCCGGCGGGCGCATTCAGCGCCACTCGGATCGCGGCGCCTGGCACGCCGAACGCTACAACTTCAAATGCTACGTGGTGCTCCAGGCCAATGCGCGCTGCGTGGTCGAATGCGACGGCGATGAACAGGTGTTCCGCCCCGGCGAGATCTTCGAGTTCGACAATCTGCGACCGCACTCGATGAGCAACGAGGGCAGCGACATGCGAACGACGCTCATAATTTGCTTGCGGGTGGAAACATGCTGAAGCGTGCGCCGAACCAGCCGGTCTCGACCGAGATCAAGCTGACGGATGACCTGTTCATCAAGACCGCCGTGGTGGCGGACGCCGGCACCATCATCCCGACCCACGCGCACCGCTACGCCCATGTCACGCTGCTGGCCTATGGCAGCATGCGGATCGAGGCCGATGGCGTGATGCTGGGCGACTATACCGGCCCGGTGGGCATCCTGATCCGTGCCGGGGTCAAGCACACCATGACGACGCTGACGCCGGGCGTGGTGTTTGCTTGCATCCATGCGCTGCACGGGACCGATGGCGTCGAGATCGACGAGCCGCATGAATTAGAGATGGAGGACTAAGCGATGCCTTGGGCGGCAGCAGCGATTGCGGGCTCGGCGGTCATCGGGGGCGCAACCTCGCTTATCGGCAGCAGCATGGCGGCGGATGCGTCGAAGGATGCGGCCGACCTGCAAAACCAACGCTATGCGACCACGCGCGGGGATCTCTCGCCATACTTTCAGCCGGGATATAACGCGCTGAACGACGCCTATGGGCTGGCCAGGTTGGGGCCGACCGGCGGCGGCCCGGATTACCTAAGCCAGGCCGCTGGCAATCTGCCGGGGAGGATGACGCAGGCCGAATTGGAGGCCACGCCCGGTTACCAGTTCGATCTCAGGGAGGGCCTCAAGGCGGTGCAAAGCAGCGCCGCCGCGCGGGGCTTGGGGGTTTCGGGCGCCTCGCTGAAAGGCGCGGCGAACTTCGCGACGGGGCTGGCAAATAAAACATATTTGGATCAATTCAACGTCGGACAGAAGCGGTTCGAGGACTATCTCAACCTGAACACCGGGCAGCAGGGGAACGTCACCAACAGCTTCAATCGTCTCAACGCCATCGCGGGCATGGGTGCCAATGCGGCGGCCGGGCTGGGCACTACCGGCGCGGGGCTCGCCAATACCGCGGGCAACTACATCAACCAGGGAGGCCTCGCCAGCGCCGCGGGCCTGCAAGGGGTCGGCAACGCCGTTACCGGCGGGGTGAACAACTACCTCGGATACAACGCATTGCAAAACTACCTCGGGGGGCAGACCAAGGGTTATGACAGCTCGCCGGTCGTGAAGAATGAGCAACTGCCGTGGACCGACGTGCAACCCGGCAGCTAATAGGAATCACGCACCATGGCCGACGACCTCAATAGCTTGCTCGCCGCGAACCGTTCCAGCAGCGTGCTGCAAGGCATTGCCAACCCCGCGCAGGTCAATCCGCTCGCGGCGGTGAACAGCGCGACGCAGGCGGCGCGGGGCATCTACGATCTGCGCCAGGCGCAGGCACAGGAGGCGGCTGGGCAGGCGTTCCAGAACTCGATTGACCCGGCAACCGGGCAGCCCAACCAAGCGCTGCTCATGCAAAACCTGCGCGATCCACGCGCGGCGATGGCGGCACAGGAAGCCGCGCAGAAGGGCATCACGCTCGATACCAATACCTACGATCTGCACAACAAGCGGACGACAAGCATGATGAGCGGCATGAGCCAGCTCATCGCCGACAACCCGAACGGCGTGCCCATCGAGGCAGCCCACGCCCTCATCGACCATCGGCTGCAACTCGGATTGATCACGCCCCAGGAAGCGCAGGCGATGAAGGCGACCATGAGCGCGAACCCGATCAAGAACACCCAGGTCATCCTGCAAGGCATGGCATCTAACCTGAGCGCACAGTTGGCGCTTCAGGCGGCCAAGCCGCAGCCTGCGGTGACCGACACCGGGCAAGTTATACAAGGCACCCAGACGCCGGCGCCGCTATCGTCCACGGGTCAGCCGGGAGCCATTTCCCCGGTCGGCGGCAGTATCGCAAAGTCGATGCAGCCAGGTGCGGGCGGAACAGTCGATGCTGTCGTGCAGACACCGGACGGGCCGGTGACGGTGAAAATACCCTACCAGTCGGCCTTTCCTGGACAGGTCACTCCAGCAGCGCGAACGGGTCCGACAAGTGCAGCGCCGGGCGTTCCCCCACCGCCGCCATCCGGCACCACGGCGCGTCCTGCCGCTGGCGGCGCAGGAACTCCAGCCGCCGCCGGGACATCATCGCCGGTCGTCCAGACGCCAGCCGGGCAAGGAATTGTCACATCGCTGCCGGTCGGTCAGCAGCAAGCAACAGAGAGAACCGCCGAGGACTATGCCAAACAAGCAACGGCTCTGACTGCACGCGCCGATCAGGTTCCGACCAACAAAGCAAACTACGCCAACATGCTGGGCGATCTGGAGCGGATCGGAAATATGCCCGCAGGCGGCGAGCGTGAGGTCGCCGTCAACACCTTCCTGCAAAAAGCTACTGGCTCCGGTCTCACCATGACACGGGATCAGGTAGCGGCTGCCAACAGCTTCTCGAAACTGGCCAACATCGCCGTGGGGCAGCAGCTCGCTGCCATTGGGGGCACCGATGCCCGACAGGCGTTATTCATGGGTTCCAATCCCAATCTCGACCTGTCGAAGCTCGGCAATACGCAAATCATCCATATGCTTCAGGGCAACGAAGACGCCATCCAGGCCAAATCGCGCGCGTGGCAGGAATGGGTCAGGAGCGGCAACGGACCCGACACCTACGGTAGATTCCAAGATGACTTCAATCACCACTTCGATCCGCGCGTGTTCCAGCAGCGGTATATGTCCTCGCAGGAAATCCAGGCGCTTCGCAAGAGCCTGACCGGCCCCGGCGAGACGCAGAAATTCTTGGATGACGTGAAATACGCCAGAGGTCGCGGCTGGATTCAGTAACCACCAATGGCAGATCCTCAATCCGACGACATCTTCGGCGCCTGGGGGCGGGCGCTTGATGCTGATCCATCAGTGCGCCGCCGTGGCTTTCCACAGGGCGCGCAGGACGCGACTGGCGCTAGTGGAGGCGTAACACCGCCACAGCAGCAGGAGGCGCCTCCTGCGGCCATCCAGCGGCCCGCGGCGAGCGGCGAGGCGATTGCATCGACAGCCGCCAAGCTCGTCGGAAACAACAGCAGCAGCATTCTCCCCTTCCTGCGCCAAACTGGGCAGAGCCTCGATGCCACCCGTTCCAACTGGTGCGCCGCTTTCGTCAATGGCGTGCTCGGAGCCAACGGCGTCGAAGGCACGCAAGGCTCCAGCAAGAACGTGGCGACGAGCTTCCTGAACTGGGGAGCCCCGGCCGAGGGAGAGCCACAGCCGGGCGATGTGCTAGTACAGCCGCGCGGGCATCCGGCAGGCGGCATTGGCGGCCATGTCGGCATCGCTACCGGCCAAGTCGCCGAGGGGGCCGGGCAGACCTACTACCTGATGCAGAGCGGCAATCTGAACGGCAAGGTGGCATATAGCTGGGAACCCGCCCACAGCGTCGTGATACGCCGTGCCCCGCCGAAACCCACACAGGCGCAGCAATAATGGCCAACACAGCAGACGACGAGCTATGGGGCAGCTTGGGGGTGAAGCCAGCCACACCGGCGGCTGCCGGGGGCGATGATGCGATCTGGGGCACTCTCGGCAGTGGTAAGACGGACACAACCCAGACCGCACCCGGTGACCAATCGACGCTATCAACGATCGTAAGTGGCTTCTCGCGCGGGGCACATCAGGGCCTGGACATTCCGGCGGAAGCATTCGCCAGCGCCGGGGATTGGATTGCCCGCAAATTCGGATTTAATACGAATGAGCAGGAAAGACTCAGAGCCAGCAATACTGCGGCACGCGAGGCATACGAGGCCGATCCGTCGAATACTGGCATCGTGCCCGGTGTGGCTAGGGTGGCCGGCAATCTTCTGACCACGGTTCCTACTGCAATAGCTGCCAGCACTCCGGTGGCACGCGCTGCCGGGATTGGTGCGGGTCTTTTGACCACGGCAGGGGAAGCTGGCGTTCCGCTTGTCGGCACGGCGTTGCGCTATCTACCGTCTGCCCTGGCTGGCGCGGCAGGTGGAGCAACGGTGTCCGCACAGACCGGCGAGCCGATCGGCGAGGGCGCGGCAACCGGCGCCGTTCTCGGCGGTGCGTTCCCGGCCGTCAAAGACCTCGGCAACGCACTGCTGGCGAGCAAGAACCCTGCGGTCGTGCGGGCCGTGACCGAACATGGCATTCCGCTGCGATATGGTCAGGTGTCGGACAACCGCATCATCCGGTATCTGGACGACATCACCGCACCCCAATCCTCAAACGCCGCCCAGCGGACTGCCGTAACGACGGACGCGGCTCGGGCAATGGGTGTCACGCCAGAGCTGGCCGCCGCGAACGGTTTGCCTGCGGGTGAGATAACGCCCCAGACGATGGCATTTGCCAAGAAGCTGAACGGCGGCACGATGAATGGAGTTGAACAGCGCACGACCATTCCGCAGACCCCGGATATAATGAACAGATTGCGCGATATTGCGGTGGATGCGTCGAAGACGCCGAGTGCGTTTGACGACATAAAGCCGCATCTCAAGGACATTCTTGACTCGTTTACCAAGAACGGTGGCCAGTTGCCCGGCAAGATCTATGGCGATCTCGTCGCGAATGGAACGCCGTTGGATGTCGCCCTCAGTTCGGACAACGCGGTGGTGCGGCGCTATGCTGGACGGATCAAGGAAGTGCTACAGGATGCCATGCAGGCAGCCGCATCGCCGGAAGATGCTGCGGCGTATGCTCAGGCTCGACTGCAATACAAGAACATGATGACCCTGGCCCCGTTGGTTAACAAAGGCATTCCTGGGCAAATCAGCCCATTGCTTTTACAGGGGGCAGCCAACCGCTCATTCACAAACAATGCTTTCAGCGGTTCTGGACAGTTGGGTAGCCTGGGCGATGTCGGGCAGCAATTCCTCAAGGCGCCGCCACAGAGCGGGACCGAGCCGCGCCAGCTTGTGCGCGATACGCTGTGGGGCGACGTGAAGGGCTTGTTGAAGATGGGCGGGTCGATGACTGGTGGCCGGGCGGCACAGATTATCTTGGGCGCCAATCCGCTGGCCCCTATGGGCGCCGTCGTTCCTGGCGCTGTCAGCCCCGGTATTCCTTCCGCTGTGGCGCTTCAGAACGCCTTGCGGGATGATCGCAGATAGGTCGGGATGCCGGATGCCAGCCACGCGAGCGGGATGGCAATGAGGAAGGCGAGCCACCCCCTGGGTTGCATCAGGATGGCGCTATCCGGCGGCGCTATTGAGGCGGCGACAGTGAACCCAATGAGCGGCGACAGCAGGATGAAAGCGGCGAACCTGGCGCCCCAGCCTCCCTGAAGCCACGCCATGAGCCAAGCAAAAAACAGGACGGCGCCGATTAGGCATAGGATGAAGGTCAGCATGGCATGGCCCTGTCCAGATAGTCGAAGAATGCTTCGGTTAGCGTCAGGCTCTTCTGGAACCGATAGGTCCATATGGATGTGTGAGGGATGCCGTATTTATCGCAAGCGTCCCGTATAAGCTGCCGCTGGCCGCATACAGTTACGTAGCGCGTATTTTGCTTATTCCTACCTTGTGTTGACACGTTGGCCCATACGCAATTCCCTGGTTCGTAGCCGAGGTCGTTGTCTATTCGCTCGATGGATGTGCCTTGCGGTTTCTCGCCCATATCGGCCAGGAATTGCGAGAAGTCATTCCATCGCTCGCAAACCGTAATCCCTCTTTCCCCATAGCGATGCCATTTGGGGTTGTTTGGGTTGTTGCACCGTTTTCGCATGCTTTTCCACGTTTGATAGGTCGAGGTGCGTTTGCCGTTGGCAGCCCCGCCATGCTTCGTGAGCTGCTGAATAACCAGTTCCTTGTGCAGGCATCCGCATGACCTTGTTGCGCCGCTTTGAAGATTGCCGCCGGCAACCGTCACGACTGCGCCGCACAAGCATTGGCATTTCCACATTCGATCTCTGCCACCGCTTGCCTGTTCCAGCACCGTCAGCCTGCGGAACACATGCCCGGTTCTATCTATGAACGCTGGCATGTGTCACCCGCCTGCGCTGGCGTAGCCGCGGCGCCGCCGCCGCACGTAGATCGGGATGCCGCTGGCGAACCAGCCAATGCCGCCGACTATGACGCCGCCCGCAATCTCGCCGATCAGCAGGCCATAGCCGACGAACAGCAGGAACACCACGACGCGGGCAAACCAGTGCCCGGCCAGCCAGGAGTAGAGCAGGACGAGGGCGATGCCGAGGCCGGTCAGGATGCTCATGCCGCGCTCCTAATGGATGAACAGCTTGAGCAGGATTGCGACCGACACGGCGAAATGGCTGCCCACCATCCATTTGAGCACCGCCAGGTCGCGCTTCATGTCGATCACGTCGCTCATTTCGCACCGAGCAAGTGTACAATGAGCGCCATCACGCCGACTGCCGCAGTAAGCGTTGCCGCGCCCGCCGCGAAGCCAGTCGCGAGCACCTTCCATGGCTCCCATTTGGCGAGGCCATCCTTGTAGGCCGTGTCGGCTTTCTTGTTGGCGATGTCTGCGACCATGAGATCCATTTTCAGTTGCCGTTCGGTTTCGTCCGCACCACTCATCGTCCGACCCTGTGGATTAGGCGAGCCAGTTCGGCCATCTGTTCTTGCAGCCGGTCAAGGCGCTCCATTAGCTCGGCGCGCATACCGTCCAGCCGCTCGATGACCTGCGCCAGCGTCGGTTCATCGCTCATCGCCGCTTCTCGCGCGGCAGCCGGTGGGATATAATCGGGTAAGTCATCGCAATCCTCCACACAGGTTCGGTGATCAGGGCGCCGAGGCCGCACCAACGGCTTCAGGCGCCCGATTTGTGTCTAGCACGGTCATGCGGCGGCGTCCTTCCTCGGCGGCGGCGTGTGCTCGGCGTGAGTGACGCGGCTTTCGAGCCAGTCCTCGATCTCGGGCGGGATGGCGGCACCCTTCAGCCAGCGGCGGACCTGGTGTTCGTGGCGGCATGTCAGCCGGGCGAGGTAGCGCGTGGACCAGCCGAGGGCGTCCAGGCATTCCCGGAGGCGGGCGGCATTCATAGCGCGCCCACCTTGGCGCCGATCTTCAGCAGCAGCCACAGTGCGGGTGCGATCAGGGCGTAGATGCCGCCGACCATCACCATCAGCACCGCTAGCCGCGTTTCTATCCCCGCCAGCCGGTTATCGTAGCTGGCGAGTTCCTCTGCCGCCCGGTTGGCGGCGTCCTGTGAGGCTCCCGCGTCGAGGAGGGCCGTCCGCAGGGCGCCGAGTTGCAGTGCCATAGCTCAGGCTGCGGCGTATTCAGCGCGGATTTCTTGTCGGCGGAAGTCACCGAGTTCCTCCAGCAAGCGCGCCGCATCGATGTCGAGCATCCGGCAGATGTCAACGAATTGCATGAGGGTGAGCGGTTGGATGCCGGCTTCACATCGGCTGATGCTGGAATACGGGAGGCGAAGCAAAGGCTCGAACTCCCGCTGGGAAACGCGAAGCTCACGTCGTCTCTTGGCGAGAATGCCGCCGATATACGCGTCGAACTTTGTCATTCGCTCCGGTCTTTGTCTCTGCCGGGGCCAATCCCCGTGCTCTGCCCTTTATATCGGCGCAAAACGCGCACAACGCAAGCGCAAAACGCGCACATGGGCAAAGTATTTTCGGGTGGCGTCAGATCGCCCGCTCGGCCTCTGCCGCAAGGATCATCCGCCCCAACAGCTCCGGTATCTGAGGCACCAAGCTGTTCCCGAGCGCCTTGAGCCTGCTCACCCGATCCGGCACGCCATGCGCTACCCGCGGGATGCCGTCTTCCCAGTCGGCGCCCCAAGGTCCAGCCATCCCGGCGGCAATCCCATCAGCGCACAGACCCAGGCTGGATTGAGGGCGCCACCAACCGCGTTCGGCAGTTGCTCGCCCTTCGTGCCCCCGCCCCGTTCCGCGTAGCTGGTCGCGTTCGGATGCCGATAGTCCCGGCTCGCCGGCGTCGGCCATAGCCCGTCCCGCACCGCCGCATACAGCGAGCGCGTCGGGTCCGTCCCGCCCGCATCGTGCCCCTCTGCCCTCGGGGTAGGCCACATCCCGCTGCGCGCCATCACTGCCAGCGAGGAGCATGTGCTGCGTCCCATCCGCGCCTTCATCGCCATGTGCCCCTCGAAGGATTTCCCGTCGTCCTTCGCCACCGGGGTGGGCAATGATCCATACCCGCTCCCGGCGGTGCGGGGCTCCCATGTCGGCCGCTGAAATAATGTCCCACTCCGCGTCATACCCGAGCGCGGAAAGGTCTCCGAGAACACGTCCCATTCCCCGTCCAAGCAGAGCTGCGACGTTCTCCACGAGCACGTATCGGGGTCGTATCTCGCCAATGAGCCGGGCGAACTCGGACCACAGGCCGGATTGTTGCCCCTCGATGCCAGCGCCCTTTCCGGCAACGCTGATATCGGTGCATGGAAATCCTCCGATGATGACATCGGGAACAATTCCATCTGCTGCCAGGCGGGCGCCGGTAAGCGTGCGAACATCGTCATACTGGGGCACCCCTGGCCAATGCTTCGCCAGCACCCGCCGGCAGAATAGGTCGATCTCGACAAACGCGGCGGTGCGGAACCCGTTGGTGCGCTCCAGCCCGAGGTCAAAGGCACCGATACCGCTGAACAGCGAGAGGACGGAGAGCATCATGGGGTGTCCAATGTCATACGTCATGAGGAAACGGTCGTTTGGGCGTCGGCCGCGAGATTGTACAGCCGACGAAACCCGGCTCGGAAAAAGTCAAGGCGGCGGAACTCGCGCACTTAATGTTTTTTCCGGCGGATTTCGCGGCGCATTTAATGCCCCGTGCAATCAACGGGTTAGCCGGGCAGTTCCGCCGGGTTTTTGTCCAGTGCGGCGATATCGCGGAGATAGCAAGAGGTTTGGCGGAACTTGCTTTGGTGTCATTACCCAGTTCTGTCGGGTTATGTCGGGTTATGTCTTGCATTGCGCTAGCCGGGCTAGCGTGACTGCGCCGGATCGCCCGGCGGCCGACGCGAACGGGGCGCGTTGCTTCAATCTCGACGGATGGGGCAGCCGATATCAGTGCCATGCCTAACCTGCCATGCCCGGCCGGCCCCCGGCGATCCTTGCCTCACCCCGCCTGCCATGCCTCGTCGGTCCCTGCCAGGCCCGGCCACCGCGAGCCATGCCTAGCCTGCCCACCCAAGCCGCGTCCGGACCCTCCAGGCCAGACCCATCCGCGCCTGCCATGCCATTGCGAGCCTGGTCCCGACACGCCGCGCCTTGCGTTGCCTGCCGTGCCGCGCCCCACCGGGCCGATCCTGGCCTCGCCCTGCCATGCCTGCCCGGCCGGGCCATCCCTGCCGTGTCTAGACCAGCCGGGACGCTCGAAGCCACGCCGGGCCTGCCGAAACGTGCCCTGCCCGGCCGTGTCGTGCCACTGCGGGCCGTTCCCCGCCTGCCCGGACCGGCCGAGCCTTTCCGAAACGGGCCTACCCCCGCCACGCCTGCCGTGCCTAAGCCGCCGTCTTCGTCCGCCGCCGGGCGCGCAGCTTCTCGGCCGCCGCCCAGACCTCATTCAGGTCGGTCAGCTTCTTGTACCGCTCCTGCACCCGCTCCAGATCATGCAGCGCGTCGTTCATCATGACCTCGCGCAGGTCGGGGCGTTCCATCACCTCGGACAGAGGTCGGTAGCCGTTGCTGCCGTCATGCTTGCGGTCGATCGACAGCGAGACAAACCGGCGCCCGCCATCGGCATCCACGATGTAGACCGAGATCATCTGCCGCACCTGCCAGATGCGCCATTTCTCGCCGGCGATCTCGTCGTCCCACTCAAGCGCGCCATGCAGGCTGCTTTTGCGGTGCGTCTTCGCCCACGAAACGGCCTCGGCGGGGTTGATCACCCCGTTGCCGTTGCGTAGCGCCAGCAGCTCCGTCGCAATCGACTCAGTGCGTTCGCTCATGGTTCCGGTTCCTTCGCTCATGTGTTCCTCCATGCCTGCCGTGCCGTGCCCATCCCAGACGTTCCAATCCGTGCCGGGCCTGCCCCGTCCCGCCGATCCAAGCCGCGCCAGGTCGCGCCATGCCCTGCCCTGCCTGCCAAGCCGCGCCGGACCAGACCCTGCGGCGCCGAGCCAATCCCTCCCGTGCCTGCCGGGCCGAGCCTGGCCAGGCGCTGCGATGCCGAGCCTAGCCATGCCGAACCTGCCTCTCCGAGCCTCATCCCGCCATGACGGTCCCAGCCCATCCTTGCCTGCCCCGCCGTGCCCCGCCGTGCCCGGACACGCCTTTGCACCCCTTGCCAAGCCTGCCGTGCCTGTGCCCAGCCATGCGTGGCCGCAACGCGCGACGCCGCCCCATCCCACGCCTGCCCAGCCGGCGCATGCCTCGCCATACCGGGCCAACCCCGGCCTCGCCTGCCGTGCCCATCTGCGCCATGCCGTGCCGGCCCCAGACGTTCCAAGCCTGCCCGGCCATGCCTTGACCCGCGGTGCGCCGCCATGCCTCGCCCAGCCGCGCCTACTCCACCACCTCGAAATGACCCCAGCCGAGGCCGTTGGAATTTGGTGAATCCGGCCGGCCCTCGCCAATGCCAACCTGCACCCCGGCGCGGTGCATCAAATTCATCACATCGGTCGCGCTAAACTGGTCCTCGTCCCAGGTCACGCCCACGTTCGCGCTCCATTTTTCCCACATCGGACGCCAGCGTATGTCGGCCACGCCGGTCTCGTTCCTCACCGTGGCCCGGTGAATGCGCGGATCGCCGATGATCTTGACCAGCGGCGTGCCGTCGTTCTTGTCGATCCCGTCAGCCGCCACGAAGACCGAGAGCTTCGCCCGCGTCATGACGATCCCGACTAATTTGCAGGCGCTGATCATGGCGTTGCGGAAAGCCG